GATGAAAACGGGCACTTTGTAAAGTGGGATGGTAAGCGACTGTTTGAGCGTCGTAGCGAAGTTAGTCCCTCCACGTGGGCACTTGTCTATCAACAACAAGATGTTGAAGAAGATGCCATATTCCCACCTGTTCACGTTTATGGTTCAGTTAATAAACAAAGACGTGTTGGTTTAATAGATCCTAAAAAAGTTGGGCACCCTAAGCTTTCAGATTCTGTTTACACCATTATGGGTCTTGATCCAGCTATGACTGGTAAGACTGGTGCAATAATGTATGCCATAGATCAAAGAACTCAGATGCGTTATGTTCTTGATGTTTTCAATATGGTTGATCCTACCCCTGGTAAGATTCGTGCTTTGATGGAAGACTGGATTGACAGGTATCATCCTAATGAGCTGCGTATTGAAATCAATGCTCATCAAAAATCTTATGCTTTAGATGAAGAACTAAGAATATGGTTAGGCTCAAAAGGCGTGGCTATGAGAAGTCACTTCACTGGTAAAAACAAATGGGATACTTCCTTTGGTGTTGCTGGTATGAGTGGACTCTTTGGTACTTCTGAAGATGGTAAACACGATGGTAACAACCTTATTGAATTACCTTCACACGAAAACAATGAACACGCTAAAGCTTTAATCAACCAGCTTATAACCTGGAAGGCTGAAACAAGAAGCCCAACAGATTTAGTTATGGCTTTATGGTTCTGTGAGATTAGAGCAAAAGAAATGCTACAGCACGGACAATTCCAAAAGAGTCATTTACAAAACAAATATGCAACCAGAAAGTCTCTGGCTCAAAGAGGTTCAGTTAACTTAGATGAATGGGCTTCTGAACACATCGACACACTTTATGTATAGAGGAAATTAATGTTAAATAACGAGCAGATCGCAATGAAGGTCCAAGCTCTTAAACTCAAATACGTTGACCGAGATTCACGTATGGGAGATATTTTAGAGATCAGACGTGGCAATATGATCAACGTTGCCCCTGAGTTCTTCCCAGAGGGTATGAGCAAACCAATGATTGCTAACTTCATTGATGTTGCTGCTCGCGATATTTCAGAAGTACTTGCCCCTTTACCATCATTTAACTGTCAAACCACAAATGTAACTTCTGATCGTGCTAAGAAGAACGCAGATACTAGAACAATGATTGCAAACAATTATGTTCAATTTGCCAGACTTCAAACACAAATGTACACAGGAGCAGATTACTACGGTACCTACGGTTTCTTACCTATCATTGTAGAACCAGATACCGAAAACAAACTTCCACGTATTCGCATAGAAAACCCAATCGGTGCTTACCCAGAATTTGATCGCTATGGTCGAGTCGTGGCTTATTCAAAACGCTATGTTAAAACCATTGCAGAACTCCTTGTTGATTTTCCAGAATACTCTCGTCAAATTCTAGATGGCAATTCAGTTGAAGATGTTGATGTTTATGCAACATTAGAAATGATTCGTTACGAAGATGCTGACCAGATTACTTTGTTCCTACCTACTAGGAATAACTTAGTTCTAAAAACTGCAGTTAACCCAATGGGTGAAGTTATGGTTCGCATTGCCAGAAGACCTGGTGTGGATGATGAACCAAGAGGTCAATTCGATGACATCTTATGGGCTCAGATTGCACGTGCACGTTTTGCTTTACTTGCAATGGATGCTGCAGAGAAATCTGTTAACGCACCATTAGCTATCCCTAATGATGTTCAAGAATTTACTTTCGGTCCAGACGCAATCTTGCGTTAACAAAACCCACAATCAATTAGACGTGTTGGATTAGAAGTTCCTCCTGCTGCATTTGCTGAAGCAGAAATATTACAACGCGAAATGCGTATGGGTGCAAGGTATCCTGAAGGTCGTTCTGGAACTATTGATGCTTCAGTTATCACAGGTCAAGGTGTGCAAGCATTACTTGGTGCATTTGATACCCAAGTAAAAACTGGTCAACAAATTTTGTCAGACGTATTTGAAGATGTGTTAGCACTTTGTTTCAAAATGGATGAAATGCTTTTTCCTGGTGAAAAGACAATCAATGGTGTTAACAATGGTTCACCATATGAATTGAAATATGATTCCAGAAAAGACATTAAAGGTGAATACTCAATCCAAGTACGTTACGGATTAATGTCAGGACTTGATCCATCACGTGCTTTAATCTTCTCACTACAAGCTTTAGGTGCAGATCTTATTTCAAGAGATTTCATTATGAGAGAATTACCTTGGTCAATGAATGTGACTGGGGAACAAGAAAGAATTGACATTCAAAAAATGCGAGATAACTTAAACGCATCTATGAATGCTTTAGCTCAAGCCATTCCACAGATGGCTACACAGGGACAAGATCCTTCAGACATAGTTTCTAAAATGGCACAAGTCATTAAGGAACGCCAATCAGGTACTTCTATTGAAGATGCTGTTGGAAAAATCTTTACTCCAGCACCAGCCCCAGAGGCAGCCCCACAAGCCGCTCCTGGAGAGTCAGTGTCTCCAGTTGAGCAAATGTCTGTCCCACAATCTGCTCCTGTTGAGGCTACTCCAGGAGCACCCCAAGCACAACAAGCACCACCTAATTTACAGGCTATTCTCGGACAGTTAGCAGGTTAACGTGGAAAAAGAAGTTATATCAGGAGTTGGCGCGAACTCACAACGTACCGATTTAAATTTGTCTAGCAAATTAAATCAACCTAAAAGAGATGACATTCCATCACAATTTTATGGTGACACTACTCAGTTAAATCAAATGCAAGCAGGTGCTAACTTACAAGGTGAGTCTTATAAAGTACCTAAACTAACTACATCTATTCCTACTCCAGTAGGTGAACCAACTGTTCCTTTAACATCAGATACTTTAAGACCAGATGAACCAGCAGAAATTGGTTTACCATTTGGCGCAGGTGCTGGACCAGAAATTTTATTACAACAATCATCTAGTAGAGGGACAAGTTTGTCAAACACATTCTATGACTTAGCACAAGCAGATCCTAATCTACAAGCTGTAGCCGAAGACCTAGCTGCCAAAGGGTTTTAATGGCTGAAAAAGATGAAATCGGTGAAGTCATCTGGAGAACAGCTCCTAATACATATGCTACTGCTAAAAGAGTTGGTATAAACCAAGATCAAGAAAAAGATCTAGCTGGTTATACTTATCTTTGGGGACAGAATAAAAGATTATTAGAGCTTCCAGATTCAACATCTAGAGTAGAATACGATAAACTTCCTGTTGAAACAAAAGATATGCTTACTGCAGTCTATGGTAGAACACTTTACAATTCTACACCTGTTTCAAAAAGTAGATTTACTAGAACATTAGAAGGCTTTGACAAATACGCAAGATTTATTGCAACACCTTACAGACTTGCACGTATTCAAGATCAAGGTGATGTTGTACAAAGACCAGGTGCGTTAACTACCTCAGATAAAATTCAAAACATTTTATTTGGTGGTAACGTTAAAGATGCTAAATATTTATTTAACGAATCAGAACAATGGAAAACTGCCTACAATGGCGAGCAAATGTTCGATAAAGTTAAAGAAGATAATGTTAAGAAAAGCTACAGTCCTGGTGTTTACAGAACAGCTAAACTTTTTGCAATGAAAAAAGGCGCTGGCGAAATTATGGCTTTGTCAGAAACGCCAGAAGAATTAAAAGCAATATTAGATTTCACAACCCTTTTAACTGATGATCCAAATGCTGCTAAAGAAACTGATTTAGCAAAAGCAATTAGAGATCTTGAACAAGCCAAGATTAGCCCTGGTAGAGATATTGCTGGCGGTATAGGTTTAGCTAGATTTGATAAAGTAGGAACTAAAAAAGATCCTTACGATATTGTATCTGGTGTTATTGACGCTTCCTACATTATTGCTGTGGATCCATTAACATATGCTCTTGGTCCAATTCCTAAAGCTCTTACTGTTGCCAGATATGGTTTATTAGAAACAGCTCAAAAAACTGGTGTTGCTTTAACTTCCACCATTGATGATATGTTTAAGAGTCGCAGTGTTATTAGATACTGGGATGAAGTTGGCGCAAGAATTGACAAGTATTCTAAAGCTGCAACTATTGCAGAACGTTCTGAAATAGCAGCTGAATTATCCAGAATCTTTAACGTTAAAACTTCAACCATATTTAAATTAGCTGAACCAGATAAACCAGTAGTTGTAGACTTAATTACTGAATGGTCTAAGGCTGGTATCAAAGATGCTGATTCTGCTAAAAATTACTTTATAAGTGCTGGCACTGCTGAATTAATCGGTAGAGGTGCAGCAGGTGGTAGAGCTCCTTTAATGCCTACCTATAACTTATTCAATAAGTTTGGTGCTGAATTTATTGCACCTGCAGTTAGAAATGTACTTGGGATTGGTACAAAAACTCCTATTGGATCTTGGGATAGTGCTCAAGAATTTGCAACATCATTTACTAACGCTGCAAACATAGGACAGTTTGAACAATTTACTGGTGTTAAAACAGTAATGGACAGATTTACTCGCCAATTTGAACGTGCCTTTATGGGCAAATCAATTAGCATTGATGATGCAAGTGATGCTTTAGCTATTAAACAAATAGCTAGATTATCTGTTGATAAATATCACGCTGAAGTTATTGCTCAAGCCTGGAGAGAAGCTTCTCCTGGTACTCGTTTACGTATGTGGACTGGTTTACTTCTAACAACTGGTAGACAATTCGGTTTAGAAGCAACTGATGAAGGCAAGAAGTTATTAGAATCTATTAAGATCACTTCTCAACATCTTTACTCAGAAGATATGTCTGCATTAAGAAACATCTCAGATCTTAAATTAGCTAAGTCTGCAGGTATAGGACTTAGACAAGGCATTACAGATAAAGAATTATCAAGCCTTGCTTCAAGAAGTAAAGGTGCTTTACAAGAACTTTCACAACAAAAGAAAGTTTACGTTGAAGAATTAAAAGACTTGCAAGCTAAACTAAAAGATGCTGTTAAAAACAATCTTCCTGAAGATGAAATTACTAATCTTGAAAAGAACATCAATAGAGTAAAAGCATTTATTGGTCAGACTGGTAAAAAAGTTACTGGTATTCGCAAAGGTTTAGGCTATGACAAAGTTAATATTATTCGTCAAGCATTAAGAGAAACTGGCAAGACTGAAGATACTATAAAGAAGGTACTGGACAATCTTCGAAATGGTGTTGAACTAGACGATGCTGATGGAATTGTTGACGCTGTTGAAACAGTTAAGAATGCTTTATTATCTAACCCTAAATATGCTACTCTTCTTGATGGTGTAGAAATTGATGACTTCTTATCTATGGCATTTCCAACTGCTGAAGAAGTTGCACAGAATTTAGGTAAAGTAAGTTATAACCCTGCTCAAATTGGTAAAGAACAATATGGCATTGGTTGGTGGCAACAAAGCCAAAGAGTTAGTGTTCCTAACTTTATGGAGTGGGCAAGAGAAGGTGTGGGAAATCCATTTTCTAGAGCTGCTAAATCTTACAACAGTGTCTTTATTGAAAAACTTACAGATATGTGGTCTTGGTTTAACTTAGTTCCAAGATTAGGTTTACGTTCTGTTATCGAAGAAATTGCATTCTTTGGATTAGCAGCACGCACAAGTGATTTAAAGAATCTTTTACTAGGTAAAGCTATCTCAAATGAATTACGTTATGTAACTCAAGGTGAAGCTCAACTTGGTTTGTTTAACAGAATGATCTATCGTTATATTAAATCAGATAAGATTACTGAAGCTGAACGTTTATTAATTAACTCAACTGACAATGGGTTAGCTAAAGCAATTGCAAAGCGTGTTGCTAAGAAACAAGCTTTGATTAAAGTTGTTGGAGCTAAACCTCAAACTATTGAACGCTGGGTAGAAGACTTTGTTAACTCAGAATACGGTATGTCTGTTATTGATGAAATCAATGAAGGCGCTTTATCTACTTTAAACATTGGTGAAAACTCTACTCAATATGCTGTGTTAAAAGCACAGAAACGTTATGGTGGTGTTGCTGAATGGAACCCATCAGTTAGAGAAGCTATTAAAGATCTTAAAGCAGAAGCTGCTTGGACTAACCTTAAAAGCAGTGCTGGATTAGACTTTAAAATCGGTTGGTTAACTCAAATCCAATTACGAATTAATCGTGGAACTAACTTAAAATTTGGTGAAATAACTCTTAAAGGTTTGGCTCGTAAAGAAAAGCCAGAACAAACCATTCAAAACCTTATGAAGTATATTGACGAATTAGAATTTGAAGGCAAGTTATCTAATCTTGCATTGTATGAAACTTTAGGACCTAGAGCTTATGCTGAAAGAATGTATGATTTTGTTGCTCATCCATTCATTAAACGCAATGGTTTAATTAACGATAAACTTGTTAATAAAGTAATTAAGTTTGATAAAGATACTTTAACAGGTTCTCCTATAACTAGATTCAAAGCTAATGAATTAAGTCTTGATGATCTAGATGCTTTTGATGATTTAGACGCACCTGAAACTATCCTTGGTCGCAAATATATTCCTATTGCCGATGGCGCTGAAGGAACTATGAATAAGATTATG